CCAATTCCTCCAAAAGCAAAATAAAACTGACGAAAGAAGATGTCAGGCTTGCTAATAAATGGAACATACCCCTTGAAACCTATGCTGCTCAGAAACTTAAAGTTGCTGAAGCAGACGGCGAATACACAGAAATATCTTAGTGCGGAGGACATGAAATGACACGCGAACAATCACGTATTGATACTCTAAGAGAAACAAATACCAGAGAAGAAGAGTTTGTTTTTGAAGAGCCTGATGCTTTATCTATACCGCAAGCGGTACAGGAAAGATTTCAAAACGAAGGATTATCCCTTCGATGGATCAGGGTTTCATTGCAAGGGCAGGAAGACATTATGAATGTTGGAAAGCGTGAGCAAGAAGGATGGACTTTTGTTGAACCTGGAGAAGTTCCTGAAATGGCATCAACATCCTACGTGAGGGATGAGGGCAGATACTTGGGTACAGTCTGTCGTGGAGACGTAGCCTTGGCTAAAAAGCCAACTAACCAAGTAGAAGCGAGACAAGCATTCTATGAAAAGAAAGCAAATGATATGATGGATGCTGTAAATGCACAGCTTTACAATAATTCAGATGCTCGTCTTAGGAATATGCCTGTTTCTAATAGTAGTAAATCAACCACTATGAGAGGACGTACCCCTAATTTTCAGGACTAAATCCTCTCTACAATTAGGAGGAACTAGAAATGAGTACAACTAAAGCATTTCGTGGGTTCATTCCTGTCCGAAAAAAAGGTAGTAACTATAACTCCGAAGGTGTAGACGTACTGCCAATTACTTCTGGTGGTCTTTGTAGCAATAATCTTTTCACTGGTGATCTGGTTGTTATGCCAGGTGCCAACCTTGCTACAATTCAACCTCATATTGCAACTACTCTCAAGCCATCTGGCGTGTTTGCTGGTTGTCAATATGTAGAAGACGGCGAACAAAAGTTTCGTCGGCATTGGACAGGAGGAACGTGCGTAACGGATTTGAAATTCCATGTTATCACTGATCCTGATCAGATTTATTACATTCAAGCTTCTCTCTCGCTTTCTGTTGGAGAGATCAATGTAGTAAAAAATTATGCTGTGACTGTTAGCTCGACTGCAAGTTCGGGAGATACGACTACTGGTCAGTCCAGTTATTATCTCTTGGCTGCTTCTGGCGCAGAAACTGAATTGGCTGCGCGAGTTGTTAAGAAAGCAGAACTTCCTGATGAGAAGGATAGCGATGCTTTCCCGATTGTTGAAGTTTGGCTAAACACTCACCGAGATCGGTATGTTACTGCTACCGCATCCACAGCTTAATAAGGAAGGTGTATCATGGCTATAAATCGTTCAAGTATTGCTAAAGAACTCCTTCCTGGCCTTAATGCTGTTTTCGGTATTGAGTATGGAGATGTTAATAATGAGCATGAAGCTCTTTATGATGTTGAAAACTCTGACCGAGCATTTGAGGAAGAAGTTCTATTTACTGGTTTTGGTACTGCCCCAACCAAGGGTGAGGGTGCTGCTGTAACCTATGATGACGCGCAGGAAAGTTACACTGCACGTTATACGAATGAAACCGTCGCTCTTGCCTTTGCCGTTACGGAAGAGGCTATGGAAGACAACCTGTACGACACGTTTGCGAAGCTACGTGCTAGGGGTCTTGCAAGGGCAATGGCTAATACGAAGCAGGTTAAGGCTGCTAATCTATTCAACAATGGTTTCTCTGATACTATTGGTGATGGTGCAGCTTTCTTCTCAGCTTCCCATCCAACCATCAGTGCAGGTAGTCAATCTAACTTGATTGCTGCTTCTGATCTTTCAGAGGCAACGCTGGAGACTGCTCTAACGAATGTGCAGAAGATTGAAGATGATCGTGGTATCTTGATTGGTGCCAGTTCGGTTTCTCTTCATGTCCCTGTAGATTCATGGGCTATTGCAGATCGTGTCTTGGCAAGTCCAGGATCGACGCAAGTTAGTGCTGCTGCTGCAAATCCAAATACGAATGCTATTAATGCAACTCGTCATATGGGTATGTTGCCTGATGGATTCTATGTTAATCGGCGGTTTACCGATACGACTTCTTGGTGGATTAAAACTGATGTTCCTAATGGAACAAAGATGTTTGTCCGTACTCCTCTTCAAACGAAGATGGAACCTGATTTCGATACTGGTAATCTTCGCTTCAAGGCACGGGAGCGTTATTCGTTTGGTGTCTCTGATTGGCGTGGATGGTTCGGTTCACAAGGATCGTAGTTATAAAAGTCAGGGGGGATTACGGTTCTCCCTGACTTTACTTTAGGAGATAAATATGGCAAATAATTATAATTCACTTTTTCAGGCAGGTGCTGGAGTTATTTCTACAGCAGCTAAAACTCGCATTATTGCGGTCCATGCTCATAGTACAGTAGCAGGTTCCTTTGATATCAAGGGAGCAACATCAGGAGTTTTAAAATTCTTTGTAGCAGCCAATGAAAGTGCAGATATTTATATTGGAGATATGGGAGTTCCAATGGTAGGAAGTGTAAGTGTTTCGGTTCCTGCTGATGGGGCTGCTTTAACATTGATAGTAGGCTAATAAAATGCCTAACTTTTCGTTTTTAAAAAATGACTTGGTAAATACGACTGAGAATGATTCAACAGAATTTTCAGATCAAATACCTTTTTTTGTAGAGAAAGTAGAGAACAGGCTTTCAAATGATCTAGATGATTTTGGTCTAGATTTTTTTGCTACTGTGTCATGTTCAATAGGAAATCCTATTGTATCTCTTCCTGCTGATACAAAGATTGTAAGAAATGTAAATGTAATATCAAGTGCATCAGCTACAAGAACTAATCTATTACCTAGAACTTATGAGTATGCAATAGATTACTGGCCTCATGCAAGCGCATCTGTAGGCGATCCTCGATATTATTCACGCAAGACAAACACAGAGATTTATATTGTACCTACTCCTGCATCAGCAGTTGATATAGAAGTACAATATGTTCGTAAACCTTTAGGTCTAGCTTCTGCAACTGGAACCAGTGTAACAACTTCTAATTATTTTAGTGAGTTCTGTTACAATGCTCTATTCTATGGTTGTATGATCGAAGCTACCATGTATATGAAAAGTTGGAATGATCTTCAGATATGGGAAGGTCAATACCAAAATGCAATTAATCAACTTAGAAACCAGGCTCGTCGGACCCGACAAGATGACATGGCACAAGCAGCAAGTCCTGCTGGTAGTCCTGATACTGTTATCATGGGATCAACATAATGGCTATAGGTAGAAGTAATATTTCTAATCAAATTTCAAAACCTAAAAATAAAAAGAAAAAAAAGAAAACAGCTTATAAAAGGAGAAAGTCATGAAAGATTTTGTATCAGGTGCAGCAGCACGAAAACTTCCCAATCTTGATCCAGATTTGAATGAGATCGTAGGTCGTCCTACAGGTCAGGGATTTGGTGCAGCTAGGAAAGGACCGAGTGTCGTAGCTTCTTCTGACAAAGACCTCATGAAAGAGGAGGACTAGTTATGGCTGAACCTAAAAGTATTTCCCAAGCCCGTAAAATGGGTAAAAGCTATTTTATAGGAAAAGACGGGAAACGAAAAGCTGCGGTTACAAAAGAAGAACTTGATGAGTCAGGAGTATCTTTACGTAAATATTTAAATAACCAACGTAAAGCAAGGCGGACAGGTGCTGATCTTAGTGCATCTAAACCTACAGTAAAGAGTGTAAGTAAAAAAGAATCTGCACCTACTAAAATAAAAGAACCTTCACCTACTCCTAAATCTAAAAAGTATGTAGGTTCAAGTCAACGTCCTGATAATCGTCCTGTTAAATCTACTCCTAAATCTAAATATAGCCCAAGAGGATCATCTGCTCCACTAGGAGGAAAAGCTGATCCATATAAATATGTAGGTACAGGCCCAAGAGGACAAAAAGGTCAAGCTCCTGTTCCTACAACGGAAGAAAAAATAGCAATGGGTGGGCTTCTTATTGGTAATTTAGGCGGTCCAGGAGCAAAGGTTGCTATTAAAGCAGCTACAACATATGGAAAACCTTTTATAAATCAGCTAATAAGAAAAATTAAAGATTTATCTAACAAAGAACAAGAAAATGTATTAAAGTCAGTTTATCGAAGTAATCTATCTAAAAAAGAAGTTACTGAAGCTGTCAAAAATGCTGAGTCTCCAAATAATATAATAGCAGAAGTAGCTCGACAAAAATCAGCAACATCTGGACAACGCGCTTCAGGAGAACAACCTTTTAAACAGACCACTGTAAGCAAAAAACAAGAAGCTCGTAATAGACAAAGGCGTCAAGAAACTAAAAGAAAACAAGAATTAAAAAAAATGAATGAACAAGGAGCAGGTTCTACAAGGATTCTTGGTGCTAGATTACGTAAAAAAGGCGGTTCTATTAAAAAATATAATGAGGGTGGTAAAGTTGTAAACCGTAAAGGCGGTGGACAGGTTATGTCAGGTAACGATCTTGTTTCATCATTGTATGATTAAGGAGAATTAAAATGACAGAACCAGCAACAGCTAAACGTCAAAATGGTAAAAAAGTTGTAAAACGTAAAGATAAGTATCTAACGCACGATAGCCCTGAAATAAGTAAAGAAGAATTAAAAAGGTTTGACCGTATAGTTGGTCTAAAAAAGTATGGTAATCAACTAAATCCCGTTACAATACATAATATCTATCGAAGCATGAAATCCAATAAAAATTGGACAGATACTGAGATAAGAGAATTACAAAATATTCCTAAAGACCCTTGGCTAACAACGGA